AGCATCTTTTCGCCCTGGCGATGACATTTCAATGCGACGCGATCACCGGGCTGCAGACGAAGCGTGAGGACGGCAGGCCCATGCTCACGCTCAAGGGGATGCTGGACAGCCCGCCAGCAGGCGGCAAGACCAGCGTCGGGAAGGAGTGGTTTGCCGAGCCCGTGCAAGAGGTGGATTCCGCCCATTTCGGGCTGACGGTGATTTCCACGGCGGCACTCAAGCGGACGCCGAAACCGTGGTTCCTGGGCGTGCCGAATGACGCTGGCGAATGGGGCGACGGCCGCACCGACGATGACATCCATTTCTGGCGCCAGTTCCGCAAGGCTGGCAACCGCGTCTTCGTCTCGCCCCGCGTCGTGCTCGGCCACGGCGAATACGTGGTCACGTGGCCCGGCAAAGACCTCGGCAAGCCTGTTTTCCAGTGGGCCACCGAGTTCTGCAACACCTTGAGGCGTCCCGAAACTGCATGGAGTGTCCCCCAATAATGAAAATAAAGCTGACCAAGAACTACTCGACTTACCGCGTCGGGGATGTGATCGACTGCGAAGACGTGACGGCGGTGCGGCTCATCAACGATGGGATCGCTGTCCGTGAGCAGCAGATGGATTTGATCGAGACGGCGACTGCGGAGCCGGGCGGCGAGTCTGCCGACCTGACGCCGCGACGCCGTGGCCGGCCACCCAAGGCGAGGAACAATGCAATACCGCAGTCTGAGGGTAGCGACGCCGCCGACGGTTGAGCCGGTGACGCTGGCCGAGGCGAAGGCCCACTGCCGCATCGACACGACCGATGACGATGCCTACGTCATGGCACTCGTGACGGCGGCTCGCCAGTGGGTTGAGTCCTACATGGACGAGGCCCTGGTCCACCAGCAGCTCGTGATGCGGCTGGACGGGTTCCCGCCTGAGATCGAGTTGCCGAAGCCGCCGATGGCTACGGCTGGCACGCATACGGCGACCACGATCACGTTCACGCTCAACGAGACTGGCACGACCGCGACGCTATCGACGTCGCAGTATCGCGTGGACCGCGACTCGCGGCCGGGCGTGATTCGCCATCTCTACGGCGGCTCGTGGCCCGCGTACCTGGAGGACTACGGCTCGGTGTCGGTCACGTGGTGGGCCGGGCGTGGGGCGAGCGGGTCTGACGTGCCGCAAGGCGTCAGGAACGCGATCCTGTGGCTGGTGGGGCTCTGGTACGAGCGGCGGATGGCGGCTGACGCTGCCGGGCTGAGTGAGATTCCGTTCGGCGTGAAAGCCCTTCTCGATGCTCACCGCTGGGGCTCCTACCGATGATTGAGCCCGGCAAACTCCGCGAGCGGGTGACTGTGCAAATCGCCAGCGGCACGACGAACACGCTGGGCGAGACGGTGCTGTCGTGGAGCAATTCGACGGCCGTGTGGGCGAGCGTCGACGGCGTGTCGGCTCGCGAGGCGATGCTGGCCGGCCAGGAGCAGACGCAACTCACGCATCGCGTGCGGCTGCGATACCTGCCCGGCCTGACGCAATCCATGCGGTTCGCGTGGCGAAACCGGACGCTGGAAATCGTCAGCCTGCTCGAGCGGGGCAACCGCAGCGAACACGAGGCTATCTGCTCGGAGCGCACCGATGGCTGAGACAGTCGGCATCCGCATCACGGCGAACGTGCCAGGGCTGGAGCGGATCCGGGCGGCGTTCTCTGCGTTACCGAACAACCTCGCCGCGAAGCACATGGCCGCCGGATTGAAACGTGCGGCTGAGCAAGGCGGCACGCTGGCGGCGTTGAAGGCGAACACGCCGAAGGGGGCAACTGGCAACCTGCGGCGGTCGATTGCGGTGAAGACGAGGCGGTATCCGCGTACTGGCGTCGGCATCGCCATCCTTGGCTACAAGTCGGGCCGCAAGATGAACGAGCCCTACGACAACACGAAGCTCGGCTACCACCAGGGGCTGGTCGAGTTCGGCACGAAGGAGCGGTTTCGCCGCACGAAGGACGGTCGCGTCGTGTCCACCGGGAAGATGCCCGTGGGCGGGCGTTTCGGGCGTCCGCCGGTACGGTCGGCGTGGGAGCAAACCAGAGGAAACGTCGAGCGATTCCTGGTCGCGGAGATGACCAAGGCGTTTGATGCCGCCGTCAAAGAGCTGTCATTCCAGACCATCGCGAAGGGCTCGCTATGAAATCCCCTGAGTTCGTCCTGCGGACTGCCCTGGTCAATTCCACGGCGGTTAATTCGCTGATTAGCGGCCGGATTTACCCCCTGCGGTACGTCGGGCCGCAGCGGATTACCTATCCGCTGCTGATTTGGCGGCGAGCCCGCATTGAGCGGCAGCAGGCGTTCAACGCCCCGGTCGGCGTGCCACGGGTGACGATGGAGTTGTTCGCCTACGGCGAGACGTATGAGGCTGTCAGGGATTTGGCAGATAAGTGCCGGGTCGTTCTGGATGGGTACGGTGGCACCTTGGACAATACAGAGGTCAAGCAGACGGCCCTCGTTGACGAGGCCGATGACTTGGTTGACGTGGAGGGTGCAGAGTCGCCCCTCTACACGGTGAAGCAAACCTACGACATCTGGTGGCAGGAGACATAACAGCCCATGTCCACGACCCCTCATTCCAGCGGCGGCACGACGTTCACGTTCCCTGGCTTCACTGGCACGCTGACCGGTCTTACGTGGACCGTCGCCAATAACGCCGGCCAGGACAACATCGACATCTCGCACCTTGCCCTGACGGCTGGGGCTTCCATTCTTACCCTGCAGCGTCCGCTCAAGGGTACTGCTGGCGACACTGGCAAGACGGTGAGCGTCGAGTTCATCGGCACCGGGATGCTTGCTCAGGGTGCCACCGGAGCTCTGTCGGTGTCTGGGCCGATTTCGATCAGCGGCAACGCCACCTGCAACAGCTGCACCATCACGCTCGCGGTCAACGACGTGATCAAGGGCTCGGCCGAGTTCCAGTACGCCTGACCCACGGAGGTTTCCGTGGCGACGTACAGCACTGGAATCACGGCGACTTGGGGCAGCGCTACGTTCACCGAGGTCACGGACCTCGCGTGGACGTATGGCGGCAGTCTGCCAAAGGGCCGCGACTCTACGTGGACCGACGAACTGGGCAGCGTCACTCTGACGTGCCTTGGCTCGGTCGGTATCGCGACCAGCAACTACGGCTTGCGGAACGACTTGACGATCACAGGTGGCGGCGCCGCCTTGACATGCAAGGCAGTCTATCAGGGATTGAACGTAGCGCCGGAACTTAACGGTGTGACCCGTTACAGCGTGACGTTCAAAATCCTCGACGGGTGAAACACATGGCACTGACGGCTGACCAGATTCTCGCGGCGGACGATATGGGCCTCTTGGAGATCAAGGTGCCCGAGTGGGGCGGCGCTGTGTTTTGCCGCGTCATGTCATGCGGCGAGCGTGACGCCTACGAAAACGATTGGGTGCTCAACAAGAACAAGGGCGTGGAAAACTTCCGCGCCAAGTTCCTGGCGAAGTGCCTGTGTGACGAGAAGGGTGAACTGCTCTTCCCGGGCGATGCGGGTGTCCAGGCTCTTGCGAAGAAGTCGAGCAAGGTGCTCGGCCGCATCTGGACTAAGGCGATGGAACACAACGCCCTGACCGACAAGGACGTGGAGGAGCTCGCAAAAAACTAGCCATCCGCCCGACGAAGCGGTTCATGTTTCGTCTGGCGGGTTTCCTCGGCATGACGGTCAAGCAACTCATGCGGGACATGGACTCCCGCGAGTTGAGCGAGTGGATGGCGTATCACCGCTTCTTCTCGCCGCTGCCTGACACATGGCGGGAAACAGGATTGCTGGCGAGTGCGGCGTTGGCTCCGTATTGCCCGCGAGGCAGGACGCCCAAGGCTGAAGATTTCGTACCGATTGAGAAACCACCACAGCACGACCTGCAACTGCTCGAGCAGTTGGAGAGTCTGAAGCGAGCGATGGGCAAGTAATGTCTGGCACAGCAGTTGGCCTCAACGTGATGTTCACGGCGAACGCCAGCGGCATGTCCAAGGGACTGTCGCAGGCGGAGCGCCAACTGCTGCGGCTTGGTCAGCAGGCGAACGGGCTGGCGTCGCAATTTGATGCGTTCACTCGCTCCAGCGAAGCGGCAGCGGCTGCACAAACAAAAGTTGCTACGGATGCCGCGTTTCTGAATAGTGCATTACGCACTGGGCAGATTTCTGCCGAGCAGTACGTCGCCGAACTGAAGGCGCTGACTGCGGAGGCGAATGCGTCTGCGGCAGCGTTTCGGGAAGGGGCGCAGATCACGCAGCAGGTTGCGACGGCCGAGGAGCAGCGGGCTGCGACGCTGGCACGCCTGGGCGACCTGCTCCAGCAGGGTGCCATTTCGCAGCAGACGTATGACCGTGCGGCCGCCGACGCGAGCGGAGCGAATGAGGCCGCAGCCAAGGCCGAGGCCGACCGCGCCAGTGCCCTGGCTCGCGCGGCCCAGATCACGCAGGCAAACCTGTCGCCGCAGCAGAAGTACGACCAGGAGGTACTGGAGCTCAACGGGCACCTACAGGCCGGTCGCATCACGCAGGACACCTACAACGCGGCGTTGCAGCGTGCGGCTCAAGGCTACGCCAAGGCCACGGTCGCCGCAGCGAGATACGATTCCGCCGCTGACGCGGCAGGCAGCGGCAATACGCTGGCCTTCAACGAACTGAGCGGCATCCTCTCGGCGTTGCCCGGCCCGATTGGCAACGTGGCTGGCCGGCTGTCTGGGCTGTCATCTGCCGCCGAAGGTCTTAACCGCGTGTTCTCTGGCGCAGGCGGTGGCGTGCAGGCGTTTGCCGGTCAGATCGGAACGCTTGTCAATCCGACAACTATTGCCATTAGCGCGTTCACTGCATTCACGGCGGCTGGCGTTGCGGTGGCGAAAAACCTTGTCGCTCTTGAAGGCGAAGTTGAACGGCTTGGTCAACTGGCGGAACGCGTTGGCGTTTCGTTTCAGTTTATCCAAGTGCTTGATGCGGCCGCCAAGGCTTCCGGCTCCAGTGTTGAATCTTTGGGAGGAGCGTTCAATAAGTTCCTCCGCTCTTTGAATGACGCGCGTGGCGGCTCCAAGGCGGCGTCTGATGCTTTCCGAACGCTTGGCATTTCCAGCGATGACCTGAAAAACAAGTCGCCGGAAGCGTTGTTCAAAGTCATGGCTCGTTCGCTGTCTGGGATCGAAGATCCTGCACAGCGTGCCGCGATTGCCATGGACTTGTTCGGCAAGTCTG